GATAGTCAAAACCCATACTGAACATAGCATAAGTAATAAATAAATCAGAAGTTATCTTATTGGGAAAGCCATAAAACTTAATTATTACGTTGTTTGTGCCTTCTTCAATGTAAGCAATTGAATCTAAATCGTCTGCAGTAAAGTAATCCATATACTACATTTAGTGGATTTGAAAAAAAATAAAACAAAAAAAGTGTCTGTGTATAAAGGGGTGGCTGGATCTAAGGGTGTCCTCAAGTCCGGTTTTTATATAGAGAGAAAAATGCGGGTGTATGCTGGGGTGTATGGCAAAATCTAAAAACAAAAAACAAGGATAATTGTACATAAATATATCTATTACAGATTAGCGATAATAAAAGATTACCGGTAACTATTTAATTAATTAAATAATTCTTAATAGATAGGTCAATAATACTGTCGTTTGTTTTATCGCATAAAAAAAATGGACCTCGCCTTATGTATAGATACCAAATTATTAAAGGACCAAATAATTATCAAAGGACCAACTAAACATTAGAACAATTCTAAACTGTAAATATGCAACACTGTTGCAAATATATCACACAAATAAATAATAAATCTTTTTTGTATATGCCTTAATTATGCCTTATTAATTTAAGATGCTTTGTTATGAAAAAAACAAATCAACCAAAGGAAAACAAAATGAGCAAACAAGCAATTAATAAAGCTGTAAAATTTATCAGTGAAATTGATAAATACGAAATGAAAAAAAATGATCTAGTAAATGAAATTGATGTTTTATTTTACGATATTGAAAACATAGAAGATCAAGCATCATTTTTTAGAGCCATTTTAAGAGTTAGCAAACTTAATCAACTACAAGCAATTAAAGACTTTATAAAACAAGAAACAAAAAAATAGAAAGGAAACAATGAAAACAATTAAAATAGAATATTTATCAGCTTTTAAAAATGAAACATTTAAAACTGATGATATGAAAACAGCGATTGAAATTTGTGAAAATGGAATAAATCAACAATATCTGGTTTATGTAAATGGAAACAAATATAAACCAATGCGTGAATTTGGCAAAACAATCAACTTAAACGATTAAAGGAAACTATGAAAGAAAGAATAGACATAATAAAAGAAAATATGTTTTTTAATGAACTACCAAAGGATATTCAAAAAGCATATATTAATAATCTTGCTGATGATATGATACTTCAATTTGATGAAGGTGTTTATAATAAAAGAACAGCTACGATTGACGCAAAAAAATATTTTTATGATTGGAATAAACATATTAAATGGATTTTATATAAATCCTCATATCATGGTATAAAAGCAGAAAGACAAGAAGATTTTAATGAACATCAAGAAGATTATGCCTAATTATAGCCATATTTATTTATTAACTTTAAACAACTGAAAGGAAACAACACAATGATTATAGATAAAAACAATGAAGGCGCTTGGCGAATATCCGACACGATCAATGGGTACTTGGAAACAAAAGTATATTATTTTTATACTAAGCAACAAGCGATAAAATTATTTAGAGAATATAAAAAACAACTAAAGAAAGGAAACTAAAATGAAAGTAGAAAACATAGAAAGCAGCAAAGGAAACAAAATAGCAAATCAATTTGTTATTACTGATGATAAACAAAATGAGTATTTTCAATCATATCGTTCAATGATTGTAAAAAAAGACTATGAGGGTGATCAAGTTAAAATATACCTTGATCAAAAATATTGGAACTATAGCAACACAACCGGCAAATATAGAAATATATTTCTAGGTGAAACTATAACAGAAACAAAAAAGAAAATTAAATCTGGTGAGTATATCTTAACCGATCTAAACAAATAAGAAAGGGACCAATGAAAAAAACTTATGAACAAAAAATGATTGAATTTGAGGAATGGCTAAAAACTTGTCCTGTTTCATATCAATATACAAGTCTTGCGCATGAACCTTTAACAGAAAATTACAATTTTCATTTTAGCGAGTATGAAATAGAAAGCGAGGAATAAATGATAAAAGAAAAAACATATTGGTATGATTTGAAACCTAATGATGACAATAAAGGTTTTATTTATGGTATAAATTATATTGATAACGATGAAGTGATTGAATGTAAGTGGTTTAAAACTAAACAAGAAAGAAATAAAGAAATAGAAAGCGAGGAATAAATGGAAACAATAATAACTTTATTAGGTGTAGGATATTTTATAGCTTTTATTATAATAGCTATATTAGGTATAATGGCAACAATAGACTAGAAAGGGAAATATGAATAAAAAAGTAGATAAATTAGGTAAAATGATTGATGATTGGAACAACTACCTAGATAAATTAAAGCAAGAAGAAGAACAAAGTCTTGCCATATTTTATGATTACGATTTAGAACCGCTACCAAATGATTTGGTTGATATGGTAAATGAAAAAAACAAAAGGGAAAAATAAATGACAGATAAACCAATAACAGTACAACAATTAATAAATAAATTAAAAAAATTTGATAAAAATATGTATGTAACAGTTAATATACCTCATACAATGTCAGAGGGTAGTCATTGCATTTCTTACTTATCAAATTTTGGCGAACCAAATTTTACTAACTATGTTGATATAGTCCTTGAAGATTACAATAGACCATACAAAACACATACAACAACACAAATAGAAAGTGATTGCTCTAAAAAAGTTTGGAATAAAACACCGACAAATCAAGTATGAATAAACAACTGACACAACAACAAAATTTTGATGAGGTAGAATTTATAAGTGGCTATGTAATGCGACTTATAAAAATTACCGAACAAAATATACAACTAGCAAAACAAGAAAGGGAAAAAGATGTACATAGACAAATACAAAGTAGAAATAAAAGGTACTAAATATCACGAGAAAACTGATAAGAAAATGACAGATCAAGTGTTAGCTACCTATGAAAGCAATGATGGTATGAATATTAAAGAATTATCAAATATTCTTGAACAACTTGCGGATAGCCATCAAGCACATAACAATATTACTTTTAATATTGTAATGAAACAATACGATCACGATTAAATGATTAAAATATTATTAGTTATACTTATGCTGATTGTTGGAAACTTAATTATAATGGGTATGAAAGCAAATGGTATTTTATAAAAAAATAGAAAGGAGAAAAACTTATGTCATGGATTGTATATAAAGCAAAAGTTGTTGGAACATATACTTTTATTTACGCACAAAAAGTTTGGGGATTACTACCATTTTAATCTTTATTATCAGAGGGTATATCAACTATATCCTCTGATACATCAATCATATCACTTTGATTATCTTCCCATGAAATCTTAATAGATTGATCTGTCTTAACTTGTTGTACCTTATTATCTGAATATAAATCTGTAAGTTTGTTAGCCAAGAACGTAATAAATTTTGTTTTTTCTCTTATCCATAGTATCTGATTAGGATTTTCAACCTCTTGATATTGAAAAATTTGTAATAATTTATCAATTAAAGTCTGGACACCATTTTTTCTAGCCTCTGTTATTCTTTCATTCAATTCTGGATTTTTTTTTAAGTGAGCATAGAACTTCATCAAGCTGAACTCGTACTGTTTTTCCTCTAAGATTTCTGTAAGTGTTAGACCTCTCGTTAGTTTTTCGCAGATTATATCTGCTTGGTTGGTTGTTATCAATTCTGACTTTGACTTGGGTGTAGTAATATTCTTTGAGTTGGTCATCTGTATATTTCCTAAATTGTTGTAGTTTACTTAATTGTTTTATTCTAGTTTCATCTGTGTAATTAGATTTTCTAAACCCTTTAACATTTTGATACCCATGATACTTACAATAAAAGGTCCCATTTGCCAACTGATAACCTTTCATTCTACAAGGTATCAGTTTACCCTCACGTCTACCTGCACGAGTGTAGCCTTGACAGAACACCTTTCTCATAGCTCTTCCCGGCATTATTTTTTAGGTCTACCTTTCCAATCTAAATTGTTACGTTTATTATATGCAACTTTCTCTTTGTATCTAGGGTTACTGTTCTTACTTATCTTAGAAAGTTCAGCTAATATTTTTTGAGGGTGTACATAACTTGCTTTACTTTCCCGGTCCAGTTCAGCCTTTCTTTCTTTAGCAAGTTTAATATAGTATGGATTGTTAGTATCTGAATTAAGCTCTGCAAGGGGGAGCTTCGCTAAATTGTCTACTATAGCTTGTTGATTACCTCTATTATCTCTAATTATATTTTCTATAGTATATACTTCTAATGTATCTACTAATGTAGCTCTTATTTGCGCATTAGGTAGTTCAGATTTAGACATTGAGGTGTGTAGATTTGAGCTACCTTGAAATAGACCCTCATTTTTAATGAATAATTGATTGATAGAGTAGGTCTTACCACTGCGACCTTTGATAGAATAAACTACATTCATTTTCTCTAAAGTTTCAAGTGATCTCTTAACAGTAGACCTAGATAAGTTAGTATCTTTAGCTAAAGTCATGTGGCGAAGTCCGGCAGAATAGTTATTCTTTTTCCAGCAGTGTTTCATCAATGCCATGAATACATTTAGACAGTTAGATTTCTTTTGACCGGACAATCTGTTAAGATGAAAGTACAATTTGTACGTTATATGTATAAAACCTCTAGTCTGCATAGCTTTTACAATAGTTTCTGTGATTTCGTTGGAGGTCTAGCAAGATGGACAACCATTGGTCCTCATTCATTAGCTCAAACTCTGTCGGAGAGCTTGTTATTCGCTTAACTCTAAAGGTTAGGGTAGTTGGGGTCAGATTTCTATAGAAAACTAAAAAACAGGGTATATTTAAGCGACTAGCAAGGGTCTTTACAAGGTTTGTAGCCTTAAATTTCTGATTTTTATCATAACAAGTTTCTAATATAGCCAAAGGCTCATAGCAGCGAGGACAAACCTCAATACTATCAACATCAATCATAGCTATACCTTCGTATTTCCTATGCCAATCGTTATAATTGCCATTGGAAAACGCATAAGTCCAACGTGCCATTAGTTCTTAAATATACCCCAAACTAATACAAGTATAAAAGATGATAGCAACACTTGTAGTTCTATAGGTGCGCCTAAAAATACATCAATCATTTTTTCCCTTTCTTTTTATCTTTGATTATTAATATTTCGTTTTCTTTTTCTTCTAATTGTTTTTCAAGTGCGAGTATAATATCTGATTGTTTTTTTATAAATTTTTTAGCTCTTTTTAATTCAAACTTACAATCAACCTCATCAAACATACCCTCGTATGTCATTTTAAAACCTCAATCTTTTTTACAACCGATCTTGGATATACAGTAGTATTACCAACTGTAAGGGATCCATCATCATCAAAACTATGTGATGCAAAGATGATAACTTTCTTTGGGTCCTTCAACAAAAGATAACCGGTGTCCTCGCACCAACTGTACGTTTGCTCTTTAGCTTTCTCAAGAGTGGTCCAATCAGATGAAGATACAATATCTTGCCAAATAATTTTTACTCTTTTGTATTTAAACTTTTTCGTACCAAGCACTGTACAGATCCTCTAGTGTTACTTCATTGTTAGTTACTTCTAAAATTTTCTTCACCATATCTGGATCCGGAAATCTTTTTACTTTAGCAGTTAAACACCACCTTTGAACTGACGTGCCGGGATTTTGTACACCTACAATGCCAAGCTCAAGTCCAAAATTATAGTAGGATAACCCTTTCTTTTTGCGATATTCTTCAAGTGTCATAAGTCCTTTCTTTATCTAATATGTATCTATATATATTATATTATTTTCTTTACAACAAAAAAAATATGTGTATAGATAGTGGAAAACTAAAGGAACTTATGAAACTCAGAGAAAAAACAAAAGAACAATTAATAGAACAAGCATTTGCAATATTTAATGGTGGAGATGGTTTAGATCATTGGTCTTATTCTTCTACCTCTACACCTTTTGCAAAAAATTTAATTCAATATACTTTTCCGGAAAAAATTAGAAGAAGTTGGTCATGGAGATACAAACCTAACTTTGGAAACCTTGTAAACAATACAGTACAAAGATTGATTGCAGATGTTTTATATAAGACAAAAACTTCTGTCGCTGCAGAATGGGACCGGGATTATAATACTTGTTTCAATAAAGAGCTAGAAGAAATTAATAAAAAGGACCCGGTAGATAGTAAAGATGAATTTGCAAGAAAAGAAATGCTAAGTTATGCACATGATTGTATAGGTATTACAAAAAAAATAGTGAAAGATTTAGTAGGAACTGATAAATTAGTTTGCGAAAAATATGTTGATCACAAAGAATTTACTATGATCAAACCGATAACCGGTAGAGTAGATTATCTGACAGATAAATTATTTATAGAATTAAAAACAAAACCACCGAATGTTAGAAAGGTTAAGAACAAGAATGAGTGGAGTATGAGTACACAAGAACTACCCACTGAACCAGCAATAGATAACCTAACACAGACTTCATTTTATTATATGACTACCAAGAAGGTACCATATTTAATTTATGTAAATGACAAAGATCACATCATCTTTGATCAATCACATGAGCTAATGAAGAAAGAACATCTGGAGCATTTATACTTCAAGATGGTTGAAAAAATTATACTTTGGGAACGTATGATTATGTTTTGTAAAGGTAATTTGTCTGAACTTGCATTGATGTGTGAGCCACCGGACATGAACCATTTTTTTTATTATAAAGATTTAGCACCGGAACAATTACAATTAATAACTAACCTATGGGGAATAAAACATGACTAAAAAAAATATATATCAAAAACTTCATGCTGCCTGTTTGAGTGCAAAAAGTGTAGTCAAAGGTCAAAAGAAAAATGGGATGCACTTCAACCCATTACTGCATGATGATGTTCAAACAACTGCAACACAGGCATTGTTAGATAATGACTTGTATGTAACGTGTAATTATTTAACAGAGATCGTACCTAATATAAAAAAGGTTATGGTCGTATGTACCATGAAAGTTTATGATGTTGAAGATCCAACACAACATATACTTATTGATGGCTGTTCATCATTCGGAGATATTAGTATGTTTGGGACCGGACAAGCTATGTCATACTCAAGAAAGTATGCGTTCTTAAATTTATTAAATCTTAAAACAGGTATCAAAGATGAAGATGGTTACGAAGCTAAACCATTTGAAGAAAATTCTACAGAGCAATCTGAAGAAGAACCTACATACTTAGATGAAACTATAGATGTAGAAGAAATGAAACGTGCTTTGAAAGCAACTAACTCTTTAGCTGAATTTAATGAAGTTAAAGATTTAATTAGAAAAGACGTTGATTTTCTAATGAGAAATAATTTACGAGCATATAGACAAGTAACAGATGTTGCTGAAACTCGTGAATATCAACTAACAAATGATCAGCAGTTAGCTGAAACTATGCAACAAAGCTGATGATAACAAAGGAGAAAACAATGAGTGAAGATGTAGTATGGTGTAATCTTGTAAGAAACCATAACAAGAATGAAGATAAGCAACCAGATTGGGTTGCACCACCAAACGAAAATGCGCCAGAGGGAAAGAAATGGACTAAAGGTGTAAAGATGGCAGATGGTAGTTGGTGGAACCAGTGCGCTTGGAATGAACAAGATGGAGAAGGAAATGTTATTGGTATAACTGTTAAGATTTCACCACCTACTTCCAATACTGATAAACCTGCAACTCCAAATAAAGGGTTTCAAAGCAAACCTAATTATGGTAATAAACAATCATATAAGTTTTAATTAACTTATATCTAGTCTTGGGGGAGTTTTTTCTTTCTAGTTCCCTTTCGGTAGTTTTCTTCCCCAAGACACCTCTCTCAATATGGACAAGAAAATAACAGATATAGATCAAGAAATTGAAAAAAAAGTTATTGATGATCGGCAAAAAGATTATGGTAACTACCAAGAAAACTTTGTTTTATTAGCAGAAATGTTTACAATTATATTGTTTGATAATTTAAAGAAAAGAATAAAACCACATCAAGTGGGTCAATTAATGATGGGATTAAAACTATATAGATCAACAAAAAATTTTAAAGCAGATAACTATTTAGACCTTAGTGTGTACAATAAAATGACCAGAGAGATACACAAAAAAGAGGTTGCCAAAAAGGATAAAGTATGAAAAAATACCGAAGAATTATC